CCGGATACGGGCGCGGTGGGACTCGCTGCCGACGTTCTTTAAGAGGAAGCAAGATGCCTGATGACGAGCGTGGTGCCCCCGCGGATTTTCCCGGGCGCGTATTCCCGAATCCGAAGAACATCAAGCCAGTGCTTGATACTGACATCAAGCCAGAGGTCGACGAGCCATCCGGCGGCGGGGAGATGAGCATAGAGAACGCGCCGCTCAAGACGCCTGACGGAGATACGCATCTCCCTCCAAAGATTAAGACCGGGCCGGACACGCCGAAGTTGAGGCGGCTCCCGAAGCACACACACGTTTACGACCGGGGCGGGGTTGTCGCCCCTGCAAAGGATACGAAAATGGCCGAGATGAACCCGTACGCAAAGATCACCGCTGGTGACAAGAAACCTAAGAAAGAGATCAAGACGATCGAGACCCGCCGGACACATGACGGCAAGACCGTCCACGTCCACAAGCATCATCATCCGGAGCATCACCCCGACGAGGAGCACGTATCCACGTCGATGGCTGATATCCACAAGCACGCCGACGACCACATGGGCACGCCGAATGATGGTGAATCGGCCCCGACTGGCCCAGACGCCCCGGCACCGCTGACTGCGTCACCGAGCCCAATGCCCGCCCCCGCGGGCGGTGGTATGCCCGGGATGGGAGCCTAATCATGTCCGCGACCGACGAAGCCAAAGATCTCGGCAAAAGTCTTGCGTATCGCACCCAACAGACGGCTGCGTACGACGAGATGAAAGACGAAGAAAAGAATCCACCTTCGGACACGAAGCCAACTTCTCCCTATGCGGCGACCAAGCAAGACCGGGCCGCGCACCAACGCCCCGCCCCGAAGGGCGAAAAAGAGATGTACAAGAAAGCGACGGACTGGACGAAGGGCGTGAAAGTTTACGACAAGGGCGGCAAGGTCAACGTCGCCGATGGCAAGCATCAGGTTGCTATCCTCAAAGAGGGAGAGCGGGTGCTGACGGAGGCGCAGGACAAGGCCCTGCAGTCGAAACTCAAGGGCGTGAGCGGCGATGCTCCGACTACCCTGCCGATCGGTGGCAAGACGATGCGCGATTCGCACGACGTCACCCCAGAGATCAAACCCGGCACGCCTCCCCCTGTGTACGACCAGGGTGGCGTTTGCAAGTGCTATGACACCGGGGGCGTGGTCCACTCCCAGGAAGAGAAAGATCACTTTCACCGCGCTATGAGCCACCTCCATGCGGGCGGTCTGCACGATCACTTCGGCATGAAGCACGACGAGCCGATCCCGATGGCCAAGAAAGAGGAAGCCGCGCGGAGCGACAATCCGCACACGGCGGCGATGGGCCGAATGGCGGTAGCGATGGCCCACTGGCATCACGCGCACGGTCACAAGAAATAGGGTTTTCAACAACACGCTGAAGGGGTGGAGAACAGTGAAACTGGAAGCCGTCAAGGTGTGGTTCGCGAAGCATCGGAACGACAAAAACTACCAGTATCGCGCCCTGTCGGATCCACAGTTCAATGATCTGGCTAAAGCCTCCTTCGCTCGCTTGACCGAAGATCAACGGGCCAAGGTTCTTAAGGTCTGCAAAAAGTACGACCTGATAGACATTCAGGACATCGCGAACTACCGCTTTATGTCGCAGACGAATCTATTCGCCCTGTGCAAACTTCTCGAGAAGTACAAGGACATGAGCGACAAGGAGTATGTATGGAAAGATGGGACATTACACACCGTTCATGAGTCGATCTGCAATGCTTTCTTCGTCCGCAAAGACCCGACATATGCGACGTTCAAAGCGTTCTCGCTCGCATACGCGGATTTAAAAGAGCGACTGTTGCTCGTACCCCGCGGCGGGTTCAAGAGTTCGATGAACATGGCAGACACGGTCCAGTGGATCATCTGCTTCCCCGAGGTCACGATCCTCGTGCTGACCGGGGTGCTGGATCTGGCGAAGGACTTCGTCGGCGAAATCAAGGGTCACTTCGAGTTAGAGGAGAACCCGGCACAGAGCGACATATTCGGCAAGAAGAGTTTGCGCCCGCGCACGATGCAGGACGGGTCGCCTTCGTGGTTTCAGATTCTCTTCCCCGAGCACTGCATCGAGAAGGACGATGGCAAGGCCGCGGAGTTTCAGACCCCCGCGTGTGCTATCCCCGACAAAGAATGCACAGTGTTCGCGTCCTCGATCGAGCAGAACTTGGTCGGTTGGCACGTCGGCATCATGAAACTGGATGACGTCGTCACGAACGAGAATTCGCAGACGGCTGATCGCATCAAGAACATCAACAAGCAGGTATCGATCAACCAAGCCATGTTGAACCCGGGCGGGTTCTACGACAAGATCGGAACGTGGTACGACGGTTCCGACACGTACGGCGAGGACATCAAGAACAAAATGAAGTTTGAGGCAGAAGGCGACGTCTTCCCAATGAAGATTTACATCCGCCCCTGCTGGTGGTTAAATGCCGACGCGGTTGCCGCGGGCAAGATCGAAGAAGAGGCGACCGAACAGGATTGGGTGCTCTGGTTTAATGAGCCGGGTCAACTCACATATGAGTTCCTTCGGGTCAAGAAAAAGAGCGACCCCTATTTCGCGATCAAGTACCTAAACGACCCGCTGCAGATGAACGTAATAAAGTTCCCGCGCAGCCTGCTCATTCGACACACGATCAACGGGAACAATCTGCCGGACACGGGTATGGTCGTCACCGTGGTTGACACCGCGTACTCCACCAAGAACTGGGCAGACTTCACGGTCATCATCACGGCCCTGATTTACGGCGGGCGATTCTACGTAATAGACATGAATCGCGGGCGGTTCAACGAGTATGAACTCCCGGCTATGGTCGCCGCAGCGGGGCTTAAGTGGAAGCCTAAGCGCATCTCGATCGAGGAGACTGGTGCGATCAAGTACATCCAACGCGAAGTTTATCGCGAGATGGAAAAACTGAAGATCCGGATTCCGATCGAGTTGGTGCCGCTCGGTAAGGGCGACAAGAAAATCAATTCGAAGCAGAAAAAGGCGGGGCCGCTTCTGCGGTACCTCGGCATGGACCGATTCAAGTTCGTCAACATCTGCCCCGGCCTCGAAGAGATTTACACAGAGTTAGAAAAGTTCGGAACGGCCTCGGGCGCACACGACGACATCGTCGACGCGCTCGCCATTCTGGTCAATCAATACTCCGGGTACGCCGACATCGAAGGCCAGCAGACGGCAGCGAGCACGTCCTACGTGCCGGACGCTAAGTTAAAGAATTACTACGACGCGGTTCACTGCCTCGGTAAGTTCTCCAAGTTGAAGCAGCAGGACGTGGCCCTGGAGTTTCCAGACGCTAGCCCGAACCAGATCGCAGAGTCAGTTAAGGAGGGCGGTTACTATGACCCTCTGTCTGATCTCTTTCAGTGAGGAAGGCTGAACAATGTCGGAAGTTGAACTGCAAGAACCTACACCCGCTGCCCTTCCCGCTCCCCCGGCCCCAGACGGCAATCCGTTTGCGATGATCACCGCAGCCAGTTCTGACAAAGACGGCTTAATGATCACCAAGCAGAGCAATCTGGCCTTGGTCGTGCAGTCCGCTCAGGAGTCCGAGAAGTTCATTCAAGCGAAGCAGTGGGCGTTGCTATGGCGCGATGCAGATCTTCTGTACCAATCGCCCCGCCCGATGGATGTGTACGAGAACACGTACGTCATTACGCCGAACGTGCAGCGGTTCACCGTCGCCAAGGTTTGCAACGCAGTTGTTCCGCAGTTGTACAAAGGTCTGTTCTACGACGATCCACCGATGCTCATGCGCCCGCGCCCGGGCACATCGCAGACGGTTGTCGACGCCAAGACTGCGATCTTTTCGTTTTTGCTCGATGAGTGCAACTTCAAGACCCAAGTGAAGTGGGGATTGGAGCAGATGGCGCATCTGGGCACAGGTATTTTCAAGTGGGGCTATGACTGGAAGCCAGTCATCACCCGCCGTCGGAAGGCGACCACTACCGCCGTTGACAGCAGCAACGCCGACGGTACCGCCAACCCCTCCGTCTATCCGACCGACGAGGCACCGAGTATCGTCGAGACGAGCAAGGTCATGCCGCTACCGACGTTTGAGTGGCGTCCGTTGGACAAAGTTTTCGTCGACACGCAATTGAGCGTGAGTGACATCCGCAAAGCGAAGTGGGTTATCGACGTCCGCGATTGGGACTGGTACGAATTCAGCGATATGAAGAAGGCCGTGGAAGCGGCCAAGAAGCAGGGCGCAAACGACGAGAACGTCACGGGTTGGAACTTCTGGGCCGACGGCGTGATCAAGGCTCTATGGAATCAGCCCAACACCGCGCCTCCCCTGGTCGCGGATCAGGCGATGTACGTGAAAGGCGCAGTTCATCACGCAGAAGAGATCAACATCCAGAATAGCCCCGACCCGCTGCGCAAGAAACTAGAAGTCCTCGAGTATTGGGACAATGAGCGCAAGGTCCTCGTTCTCAATCGCAAGTACGTCATTTTCGAGGGCAAGAACGAATTCAAAAAGATTCCGTTCCTGAGTGCGAACTGGTGGAATCGGCCAAAAGCATTTTACGGTATGGGTCTCGGCTTGATCGTTGGACAGAACCAGCGTGTCGACCAGGGCACCATTAACGCGATCCTGAAGATCCTCTCGTTCGGTGTCAATCCGATCTACCTGCGTGCGCGCGATGAAAACGCGCCGACGCAGATGATCCGAACCGGACTGGGCAAGATCCTTTCGGTGACTGACATCGAGAAATCTTATGGCCTGCTGGAAACGCCGAAGGTTCCGAGTGACGTGTGGTCAGCCCTGAAAGAAAGCGAACAGGCTACGGAGAGTTCCTCTGGGGCCGACGCACAACTCGTTCAAGGTTCGTCCGCGGGACCACGCTCCAGCATGGGTCGTACCGCAGGCGGCGCGAATATCCTGGCTGGAGCAAGCGCGACTCGTCTTGACGGACCTCTGGATAACTTCATCGAACAGGTCTTCAAGCCGTTCTTGGGCGTGCTCGATTACCTCACCTTCAACATTATGAGCGATGCCGCCGTCCTTCACTTACTCGGTAAGGAGATGGGTCAGGACTTCCTGAAGACATTCAAACTGCAGGAGTATCACGACGCTCAGATCGAATACGAAGTGCTCGCCGGGTCGTCGCTCGCTGCAAAGCGCACGATGGCGCAGAGCATGGTCATGCTGACTCAGATTCTCGAGAATCAAAACCTGCAAGAACTCCTGGCGCAGGATGGCAAAAAGATCAAGATGGAACCGATCATCGCCATGTGGTTGGAAGCCAGCGAGTGGAAGAACAAGAACGACATCGTCGTCGACATGACGCCCGACGAGAAGGCCGAACGCAAGGCTAACTCCAAGGCGGCATTGCAAGCGCAGATGGTTCAAGCCAAGCAGCAGGGCGATCAACAGAAGTTCGCCCAGAAGCAGCAACTTGAAGACCAAGCCAGTGACAACCGCATCAAGCGGGATATCACGCGCGAGGCGGCAAAAGCCAGCGGTATGAGCGAGGCAGTTGAAGGTGTGCCGTCCGCGGGCGGTCTTCAAGGCACGCTTCCAACGGTTGCTTAATATGAGAGAAAACATTTCTGCATATACGACTTCTGGCAGTTATTACCCTTCTTTCATCTCTGTCAACCTTGTTGACAACCAAGAAGTGGAAATCCTGGTTCGTCCAGAGGCACAACCCGACGGACGCTGCGGTGAAGGGTCGTCTATGAAGATGTCTCAAGCCGACTTTTACAAGTTTGCATCTGAGATGGCTAGTTGGGTGCGACAACAAGTCCAGTAACACGAGCGACAGGAGGAGTGAATGATCATACCGCCCGAGCACGACATCGCGGCCCACTTTGAGATGGACGAGACTGAGCGGGCTATTGTCACCGCATACATCCAGCAAGACGGATGGAAGATCATCAAGCGCGTGATCGAGCAGGAAATTCGGCTACTCACCGTTCGCCTGATGAATACGCCGGAGGATAAGCCCGACACGGTGCTAGAGCGGTTTCGGGTAGCCAAGGCAGCGGCAATGGTCTTCGCGGGCGTGACCCGGCGACTAGAAGAAGCCCGCGGTATGCAGGAAGCGAAGTCCTTAGGTATCGGCACAATGGCCAACCCGGAACAGCCGCCGTATATGTCCGAGTTTGAGTAAGAAACATAAAGGAGGAGTATGTCAGAGACTACTGGAACACCCGAACTTGCGCCCGTATCCGCACCAGCCCATCGGCACGAGTATCAGCCGACGGACGAACATGGTCGCGCCCTCGGCGGCAAGCAAGTTATTTTGTACACGACGCCGGACGAATTGGCCACGAAACTAACCGAGCAGAACGTCCTCCTGATCCGCAAACTGCGGGAAGAAGGACGCAAGCGTCGCCTGGGTATTGACGATGAGATCCCTGTCGCCCAGGAAAAGATGAAACCTGTCCTCGAGTTTAAGGGCCGCGATCTGACGCCCGACGAGGCGTTCGCCCTCTCCAAGGATCTGAATGACCCGGAGAAGATGGTGACCGCGCGCGATCTCTTGATCGAGACCGCGATCGGGGTGAAACCCGCGCAGTTGCGGGAGTTTCTCCAGCAGCAACAAGTTTTCGAAGTCCAGCAACGTGCTGTCGAACAGTACGCGGACTTCGCCTATGCCACGCCAGCGTATCACGACTGCGCGGACAATAGGGTGATACTGACGGATTGGATGTTTAAGAAGGGGCTGGCACCAACCGTCGCGAATTACCAATACGCCTCTTCACAGTTGCAGGAAGCCGGATTGCTTCTTGCAGCACCGGAGCAGCAGCCTCCGGTCGCCGCGCCAGTCGCGGCTCCGGTCCTAGAATCGCAAGGACCAGCAGCAGAACCTCCCCGGATTGGGACGGAACAGCCGCCGCAGCCAACGCGCCAAAGCCACATACCATCAGGTCTGAATGATTCAAACTCTTCGACCAGCACAGAGTTGGGTCCGATCCAAGCATCGGGCGCACTTCGTGAAGATGGAACTTTGTTGACTTTGCGTGACATCAACAGAATGCCCTCGGATGAAATCCGAAGGCGTATGAAAGACCCCGCGTTCAACGCGTTGGTCGAGAAATTAGAAATCGAGCAGAGACAAAAGAAAGCGGCTCTCGGGCTCCAGAAGTTCTAATCTCTTTTGACCTGTTGATTGTCTAGGGAAAAGCACCAATGAGTTTCTCGCCAAGCGGCAATCAGTTAAGTAACCTGCCTCAGTCCACGGTAAAGTTTTACGATTCTAAGTTCCGTGAGAACCTGAAGGCCCAGACCCCCTTCGTCCGTTGCGCCGAGCGTCTCGCGCTGCCGATGAAGAGTGGAAACCAGTATGAAATGTTTATGTATGTTCCGCTCGCTGCAAACACCACGCAGACCACGGAAGGAACCGTCGGATCGTCTCTGTCGGTGAACGTCCTGACCAACACGAGCACAATCGGGGAATATGCTGATTATGCGAACTTCAGTTCGCTCTCCCTGGCAACCTCCATCGACCAGACGGTCGAGAATGTCGCCAAGGAAATGGCGTACCGCCTGGGCGAGTCCCTGTCGGCTCTCGTGCGCGCCACTGCAGACGGTGCTTCCAGCATCGACTCCAGCGTGCTCGTGCAGTTGGCCGCGTCCAGCACCACGTCGTTCACGGCACTGTCCTTGTCGCAGATCAGAAACAGCGTCCAGTCT